CTTGCCGATTTCCTGCACGTTCTCCTTGAGGCGCTTGTCGGAGAAGAAGCCGCCGCCGCCCGTGGTGGTAGAGGTCGTCGTGTTGCCGGACAGGGATCCAGTTCCCTCGGCGATGTTGGCGAGGAACTGGGCGACTTGGAAGGGGTAGGACTGCTGCTGCTGGAATTGATTATACATCGCCTGCAGGCCAGCCTGCTGCGTCTGCTGCTCCGTCTGGCCAGCGGCCATTTGCGCCTGAGCGCCCGCGAGGCCCGCCTGCTGGGCATTGGTGCCGAGGCCCGCGAGGCTGTTGGCCGCCGTATTGCCCATGTTGAAGCCCTGATTGGCGAGGGCGCCATACTGCTGCGAGCCCGCGAGCCCCTGATTGAAGCCCTGCTGGCCGAGGTTGCCCAACTGCTGGCCGTACTGCTGGACGGCGGCCCGATTGGCCTGCTGCGCGCCGAGGTTGACACCCTGCTGCTGCTGGGCGGCCGCGAGGGCCTGATTGTAGTTCTGCTGGTACAGGGGCGAGATCGCCTGAGACTCGGCCAGAGCCTGCTGCCCCTGCAGGGCGGCGCGGGCTAGGTTGGAGCGGTCCCCGCCAAATGCCCCGCCCTGAATGGCCTGCGCCTGTTGCGCCGCATTCTGTTGGCCGAACTGTTGACCCATCGCCGCCTGCGTCGCGTTGACGACGTTCTGCGTGTAGGGGTTCATGTACTGGTTGACGTCGAGGGCGTTGGGATTAACGGCCTGCGCCCCCGCCAAGCCGGTCGCCGTGGCCGCGCCGAGGTAGTTTTGGCCCTGCTGCTGCGCCTGCCCGATGTCTTGGTAGGCGGTATTCATGCCGGGCTGCGCGCCCTGATATGCCTGCCCCAGCGTCTGGGTGGCGGCCTGATAGTAGGGCTGCGCCGCGCCCGCCATTGCGTTCGTGTTCTGGATGCCAGCCTGCTGTGTGGAGGTCAGGGGCGCGACGAAGGCGTTGGGGTTGGTGCTGTAGGCCTGATATGGCTGCTCAGATATAGTCTGGGCCTGCGCGTTGACGGCGTTGTACCGCGCCAAGACCTCCGGCGGGATCTGGACCGAGGAAGTTGTAGTTGAGCCGCCCTTGCCGCCGCCACCCATCGCGCTACCTCAGTGTTTACTCGGCCGCTTGTTTCCAAGCCCCGGTGCGGGTTCCATAGAGAAAGTAGGCGCCAGATGGCGGGCCAAAGATCCGCTCATACATTCGGATTTTGCCTGATGTCCGTTGATTGGACAGCACTCCGATTGTGAGGGGTATCCCAAGCTCATCCGAAACCTTCTTGCTGAAGTCACACAGCTTGCGGGCTCGACCGCCCTTGGCTGATCGGAAGTCGGGGTGGATAAACACCGCCCTCTCTTCCAGAATTTCATCATTACTATACCATGTCTGGCAAATCCTCAAAAGGATAGCGCCCTGCGGTTTTTGCCCGGGTATGCCGACGATGCCGACAATGCCCTTGTCGCGGTTCAGGGCGGGCCAGATTTCTTCAATGAGGCGCTGCGGATTTGGCCTGACGAAGCCGTTCTCATCGCACGCGGCGAAGGACAGCTCCATCATGTTGTCTAGGTCTTCGGGCGTACCTATCCAGACTTTCAGCTCTTCAGACATTGAGATCCCCCTCAATCTTTCTTCGGACCCGGGAGCGCCTTCAGTGTTTTGACGGTTTCGGCGCGCGTTCCGACGATCCACTTGTCAAGCGCGCGGTGGCCCGCGTCAAGGTCGCCGCCGCCCGCCCACACCACTTCGTCGGGAGAAAGAACATATTCTCCACCGGCGGCTACGATAGGAACGGGTTCCCCGACATTGCCACCGGCGGCGAAGGCCCCGTAGGGCGCGCCGTTGAACATCATCTTGACGGCCCGGTAGCCCGCCATCGTGTTGCCCTCGCCGAGCGACGAGACGATGTCGGCGGGGATGACGTAGGCGCCCGACGGGACGTGCATGGGAAGGTGGTCGGTGCGACCGGCCACGGGGCTGTGAATTGGCCCGAGGTGAACGCCGGGCGAGGAGGGGGCATAGGGCGTGCCCTTGGTAGGCGACGTGTAGGGGGCGGCGGGAGCCCCACCGGCGGCCTTGACCTGCCGGGCAGTGTTGAGGGCCGCCGCCACGGCCTGATCCTGCGGGTGGCCAGCCTTGACCATCTCCCCGATGTTGGAGCTGATTGTCTTCTGCGAAGATCCCTTTTTGAGCGGCATTTCTTAACCCGGCGAATAGGTGACGTTGATGGACTGCCCGGACCCGGGGGTGACGACCAAGCCGGTCGAGAATACTTGCCCCACCTTGATGACGCCGACGGTCGCGGGGACGGCGCAGAGTGCGTTGGAGGCGGACGTGGATCCGGTGGCGCTGGCATTGTAGATGGTTCCCGCACCAGAACCGGCGACGGTGACTGAGAAGTTGACGAGGTATCCGGGGCCGCTGAAGATAAGGGTCGCGGCAGTTACGGTGACAGAGGTCTGCGTGCCGAGGCTGCGCAGCGTTCCCTGCGCGATATTGTTGAGCGCGACGACGCCGTTTTTTTGCGTTGTGAGGATGTCTGTGAGGCTCGCCGACATTAGTATTTCCCATCAATTTGAGAGCGGTAGCGCATGTTTCCGATGCGCCAGAAAGACCCGACGTCGGTGTTTTGCATGCCGATCGAGACGAGCCTGCCCCGAATGCGCGGCGTCACAAATGTGGTGCTCTGCGTCAGGGTAAACGGACCGTAGGTGATGGGGGTCTGGCCGGGGTAGTCGGTCGCGTAGAAGTACAGTTGGACTGTAGCATTTTGCGCCCCGCCAAAGTAGCCCCACTTCATGTCGGGCCAGACTTGGTCGATGAAGACCTTCACGTCCGCATCGTTGAGGGCAAAGTAGCCGGTCTGGAAGCTGGCGTTGAGGGCGACGGGCTGATTTGAGGCGTTGACCGCGTCGGTCGAGGTCTCGTGCTGCACAACGAAATTGCCCGTCCCGCCGGGGAGTATGCCAGCGCCAATCGGAGGCCCGAAGACGCTCTCATTGATCCAAGCGGTGCGCGAGAGCGTGCCGTAGTCCCACTGGTTCAAGATGACATTGTACTTCACATAGGCGTTTATTTCGCCGCTGTTGCCGGTGGTTGGGTAGTACCACGCGATCTCCCCAAAGCGCGAGTTGGGCGCGACGCGGATCTTGTCGAGGTTTGTGGTGTCAAGGTCTTGGAAGACGACGTCCCACACGGGGCAGGCAATGGGCTGCACGCCGGAGCCGGAGAGCATGTAGAACTGGCTCTGCCCCATCCAGTAGACGACGCCGCCCATAGATGCCGCCGCCTTGCGTCCGATCAGGCCGCACCCGGTGCCGATTTCGTTGAACTGGTAGACGTAGGGCGGGCCGACATACTGCATGGCCCACAGCGCGAGGTCGGTCCATATCAGGCCCTGCTGCGGACCCTGAATGCACTCAATGATCCGAGACCCCTTGGGGATGCGGAAAGACCCGGCCTGATTGGTGATTTGCGGGGTCCAAGCGTTGTAGTTTTGGACATCGCACCACTTGACCAAGAGGGGGTCTTGAATGCCGTTCGACGTGCTCCCCCACGCGATGATCTGCCGCTGCGGCATGGCGACAAACATGCCGTTGTTGACTTGCGGCGCCGTGGGGATGACGGTCGCGATCAAATTGTTGCTAGACGGAGACCACTGGTAGATGGCCCCATTCAGGGGGCAGGCGAGGAGTGTCTCGCCCCAGTTGTCGAGGGTCCAGTCAGTCGTCGTGATTGGCGTGCCGGTGGCGGCAGTCGGCACGACGCCGGATCCGTAGCCACCCGTCCCGTAGCCGCCGACGCCGTAGCCCGAGTTGGCGGCCGGGGGGCCGATGCCGATGTAGTAATTGAATTGAGCGTTGCCACCATTTTCACCGGAGGCGCTGACGAAGATTGTGCCCGACACGGTCTGTGCGCCGGTCGTGGCGTTGGCGTATGAGACGCTGCCCGCAGACGAGGCGGTGACCGTGTACGTCCCGTTATACCCAGAGGGCGTCACGCCGGAAACGACGATCGTGCTCCCGACCGGCGTGACATAAGACGACGACAGTGTCAGGGTCGCAGTTGACCCGTTGCCGGACGCGGTCAGTGTCGGGGTTGCGGACGCCGCATTGGAGGCGTTGATTAGGAACGCATTTGCCGGAGAACCGACCGACAGGCTCTGGACAATGTAGTCCCCGTAGAGCGACACGCCACCAGCGTTGGTGGGGACGAGAATGGGAAACGTGTCGCCGGGCTGCAGGCCATGATTTGCGAGCGTGACCGTGACGCTGGAGCTGCCGGAAGTAAATGCGAATGCGGGGACGGCCCCGCCAGCGGTCACGTTTGAGGTCGGGTAGGCCGGGTTGCCGTAGATGTCTGTGGCCTGAATTTCAAATTGGTTTGCCCCAACCGCGATGACTGGGTACAGGCCAAAAAGTATGAGGCCGCCCACGCTGATCTGCGTGCGTATGTCCACCGTGTCGTAGCTGGTCAGGTTGCTGCCGGTGGCATTGATGACGACGTAGGAGCTGGGCGTCGGCGTCGCCGTCGTGGTGGCCGCGACCGCGTAGCTGGCGATGGTTGTCTGGGGGGTGATGTTGTTGTAGCCGCGCGTGGACCCGTTGCCGGTAATGACGCCGAGGGACGCCTCGGCGCCGACTGCGAGGCGGGGGTTCGAGTTCAGGTCTTCCCACGCCAGCAGGGCGCGCACGACAGAATTGATTGGGCTGGTGTAGAACTGCGTCCAGCCCCCAAGCTTCTGGACGAGGCCAGCCCCCTGCCTGTCGGGGATGAAGCGGACCAAGTTGGAATACGAGAGGGCCACCTCGTTGAGGGCGGGCGTCCGGTTCTGGTCAATGCCGGGGATGAGCTTGAGCGAACTGTGGGGCATGAATTACCCCCTCGTCGGCGTGGCGACTGGCGACTGGGACATTGCCGACCAAGCCGCCCCCTCCATCTTTTTCCGGTACTCCTCAGACATCGCGCCCTTGAGGAGGGACTGGTACTGGCTCTCGTAGGTGATCGCCATCTGCGGGTCGTCATTGGCCCGGCCGAAGTTGCGCTGGTAGGCGCTGATGTAGATCATCGAGGCCATGATGAAGAGGTCGGGCAGGTAGAGGCTAATGAACGTCGTCAGGTTCGTCGCCGACAGGCTGTCCGGGCGGTAGGTTCCGACGATCTCGACCGTGTAGCTGGCGTCTGGGTAGGGGCCGACGATAAAGTTCCAACTCGTGGGGCTGCCCATGAAGGGAGCGAAATATTGCGGCTGCCCCGTGGCGGATGAGGATCCGTAGACGGCGTCTAGGTACTCGCGCGTCGTGGCCAGAAGCGGGACGCGGGTGCCAGAGTTGGGGTTTGACGTCCCCGACGGGGTGATCAAGTTGATCTGTTCGGGGACGACGAAGACGCTGGTCGGGACTGCGATCTGGCGGCTTCCGGTGGTCAGCGAATATGCCGTGCTGGCAATAGACGTGAACAGGAAGTCCAGCTCGCGATAGATCCGGTTCTCCGCGTAGGTGATCATCTGGGGCAAGATGATCAAAAAGTTGCTGTCAGTCGGCGCGACGACGGCCATCGTGGCGATCTGATTGACGTAGCTGGTCGTGCCAGCCACGGAACCATCGTATGAAAGGCCTGTGGTCACGGGGGGAACTCCGACTTTGCGGCACTATACCATCATTTGATGCCGTTGCACCATCCGTCACGCCGGGCATTGTTCTGCTTGACCTCGATGATCGTGCCGGTGGTGTCCTTCTCGGACCACGACACGTCCTTCCAGACCGTGCAGACTGTCTCATTCGTCGCGACGGTAAGCGTCGGGCCTGCGCACCCCGTCAGGGGAAGTATTAACAGCGTCGCCAGCATTGATCGCATTTTCAGTCCTCCGTAATACGTCCTCGGTGGCCCTCACCTCAACTTCGGCGACGGCCTCCTCCCTGATCTTGTGGACGCCGTAGCCGAGCAGGGCGAGCCCGACTGCGGCGATGATGGCGTAGCGCCCCAAGGGCGTGAGGAGGAGACTAAACACCGTGCTCCTCCATGTGCTTCTTGCGGAAGTACCAAATCGCCGCGCCAAGAGCGATGACCGCTGCCATGATGACAAAATTGGGATTGTGCAAGAGGCCCATGATCTTGTCTGCCGTGTCGGACGCATCCTGCGCCTGCGCAGCAATCTCTTTAGCAGCACCAAGACCGCCAAGCCCCGCAGTCAAAAGCGCAGCATTTCCCTGCTTGCTACTTGCCATAGACGGCGTTGGCGGGGGTTCGGGAGTGATGCGATGCTCTTGCTCATGGCTAAAAATTTGTTCTGGTGTACTGGGAGCTTGCCCCACTTCGGTATTCCACCATGCGCTTTCGGCTTGGCGGCGGCGAAGCAGGCCGGGAAGAACCTGCGTACCTTTGCCCGGTATCTTGCCCTTGGTCCACTTCATCAACTCGGCGGGGACGTCATCAAACTTGCCCGCATTGACTTTCTTCAACAAGGTTGACGACTTGAGGTTACCGTCGCCCGCGTTGTAGCAGAAGTCCACGAGGACATCGAACTGGTGCTGCGTCAGGGGCTGTTGGATCATGTCATGGACGGCTGTCTCGTACTTGACGAGGTCGGTGCGCAAGATCCCCTCGGCCTGCACCTGCGTAATCTTCATGCCGTCGTTGACGGCGGGGTTACCCGCCGCAGACGTGTGGCCGTAGCCGATCGTGCAGACGCCAGCCGGGCAGCGGTAGGCGGTCAGCTTGCAGCCTTCGAACTTCTTGACGAGGGTGTCGATGCCCTCTTGGCTCATTCTCATGTGTGCGCTCCTAATGCGAGAGGGAGATGGTTGCGAGCAGGATGCAGGCGACCAAGACAATAAAAAGGAGTAGTGCGGATCCATACGTTGCCACGTTTGCCATCAACGCCTCCTGTTCCTTCTGCGCCTGAAGTGCGGCGGCGCGCCGATCCTTTTTGATTTGCGTCGTGGCCGCCACCACTTGATCCCAAGCGCCAAGCCCAAACTCTCCGACGAAGTGATTTTTCAGGTCGGCCAGCATCTGGTCCGCCTCGGCCTTTGCCGCGTAGGCCTCCATCGCCACCTGCTCGGCGCTCTTGCCCAGCATCATGTTGCCGCGCGGCGGCTGCGACGCGGCCCGCGTAATGGCCCCGACGCTATCAAACAGCGAGCCCAAGTCACCCGCCATACCCTGCAGCTCCTTGCCCACGGCGATACCGGCCTTGACGGCCTCGTAGCTGCCCTTGGCGAGTGCAAGCAGGGTAAGTGGATCCATTATTTGTCCGCCTTGCCGTCTAGCTTGTCATAGATGCGCTGGATCATTTGCTCGATGTGGTCCATGCGCTTGTCGATATCGTCCTTGAGGACGTAGGTCTTGGGGAGGTCGGCCTCAAGTCGGTGGAGGTCTTCCTTGAGCTTCTGGACGGCCTCGTATAGTTGCCGCGCGAGCCAGCCAACCGTGGCGAGTGCGGCGCTAAGGGCAAAATTTACAGTTGTCTGGTCCATAGCGCCGCAACCCCTTACTGGGCTGAGGCTTCAGGCGCGGACGCCGCCTCTGAAGTGGCCTCCGCCGCCTTCATGGACAACTGGGCCTCCGCCTGCATCTTGATGGACCCGATGATGTCGGCGACATCCTTGAACGGCTGCTGGCCGAGCGCCGAGAGGACCAAGTTCCAAGACTGAACCGGAAGCTCCACTTTGACCGAAACCTTTTCCATAACTACCCCCTAGTTTGTGAATTTTGTCCCCCCAACGGGGACGTCTTGACCTACGACATTCATGTTGGATTTCCAAGACAGTGACGCCTCGTCCCACCAATATCCTGCGCCATCCGCAGGCGCGGCGACTGGCGGATCCCAGTTCCAAGTATTTTTGTTTAGCCGCCAAGAGGGATATGGGTTTGGCGGGATGAAGACGTCGTGCAGGGCATCGTAAGAGTAGCCCACCCCGGCGTAATTGCCTCGAATTGCCAAACCGCCGTCCGGCTGCCCGTTCTGCCCGTAGTGAACGCCGCCGCGTGTGTTGTAGCTCGTCTGGAGCCACTGGCCGGGAGAGCTGTCCACGAAGGTGTCGAAGAACTCTTGCTCGGCAACGATGACTTGGATGACCTTGCCATCCAGAACTTTGGCGAAGTGGCTCACGCTGTGTAACTCCCCGATGATTTGAAGATCATGACGGTGTTGCCGCCGTTGACGACGACAGTGGGGCTTCCGGTCGTCGTGCCGCTGTAGTTGCCCGTCGGAACAGAGAGGAGGACGCACCCGGACCCACCCGCTGAGAGGGGATTGGCGCTCGTCGATCCACCGGCAGTGCCACCGCCGCCGCCCCCTGTATTTGCC